GATGTTTCGCCCCAGCGGCGGCTACAGCTGATCAATGATGCCCAACAAATGAAGAAGCTTGCTGCCGATGCCAAGAAGAAGTGGGAAGCTACGGGGAAGAAGGTACTGGATGCAGCCGAGAAGGAACATGAGCGTGTGAAGAAGGCACACGCCAAGTACATGGCCACACTAAAGGAAAACAGGGATGCGGCAAAGGCGGCGAATGACAAGGTCGCGAAACTGGAGAAGGATGCTGCGGCTGCTAAAGATGTTCTGGACAAGGAAGTTGCCAAGGGTGATAAGTCCACCAATAAGCGGAAGGAGGCTCTGGCCAAGACTTCGGTTCAGATTGCCAAGGATGTCATCAAAGCCAAGGCGGATGCCGCAGAAGCAGACGCAGATGCTGCACTCTGGTCGAAGGACGAGCAGGTTGTAGAGGAAGGTCTTGCGAACTCAGCATCGAATCTTGAAGAGCTTCGTAAGAAGGTAAAGGATCCTCGGTACGTCTCCCCGACAACAGCGGCGGTAGCCCCGGGGGCAGTCAGTGCAATGGCCGTACAGGCCGCGGCACCCGCGAATGCTCCTCAGTCTCCAGTGAATACGGCTCTCCAGCAGTACACGGCTAGTCGTAGACTCGTTGAGGCCAATCCTATGCGTGCAGAACGCCAGCGTCTACCTAATTCTGCTGCCGCTGCCCGGTCTCTTGTGCAGCAGTATGTAGAAGAGGCTCCGGCTCCTGCTCCAGCTCCAGCTCCAGCTCCAGGCATCGTGAACCCTCTCGCTCCTACTCCCGAAGGCCTGGCGGCTCGTGCAGCTGCCGAGCAACGCCTAGGACTTGGAGAACGCGGAACTCTTGGAACCCCCGTTGCTCCTCAAATGAATACCCCTCTAGTCCAGGGCGAAGTTGTGCCCCCTGTAATTCCTTCAATTTCTTCTGCTCTCGCCGCATCTCTGGACGTGTTCAACCCTAATGCTGCCCCTGCCCCCGCACCGGCACCGGCACCGGCCCCAGCACCGGCCCCTGCTACAACTGGAACAGCCGTCCCTGAACGCACAGTGTCCATCGATTCTGGAGTGTTAACATCCCTTGACCAGTTCGCTCCTCGTCGGCCAGCGTACACTGCTCCCGCCCCCGAAGAGGCCGCAGCCCTTCCTCCCACAACACCCTCTCCCACAAATATCACTGGAACTATTGATGAAGCCTTTGATATGACATTCCGCGACGCAGTCACAAACTTCATCAAGAGCGTGGATACAGAACTCAACCTCAAACTCCTCAACGATGAGAACGTGGAGCAGGCGTTCAAGGATAAGCGTTTGACATCTTACATTGCCGATGTCAAGAAGAACCATAAGGGACAGGCGTTCACTCTCCAGTTCCCGTCTCACGACTTTGTGAAGTCTAGTGCGGCCAAGGGAACTGGATGGAATGCTGGAGGCGGAGACTGGGAGATCCCGGTAGAACGCAAGATGGGCGGAGATACTGTGTTTATCTCCATCGACAAGTTCAAGTACGGATCTACACTCGTGAAGCAGAAGAAGGGTGGAGTTCGCCCCAGTGGCCCGACGTTCCGCTTTGAGTTTGAGCTGAATTATCCTCAGGAGACGGTCGGAGGTCGTCGCCGGCGTTCACTTAAGCGGCGTAGGAATCCGGCTGCTCGGAAGACGATGCGTCGTTAAGATGTACCCTGTAACATACGTGACAAACAGCAGATTAAACCATGTGATGTATGATGGTAGCTTGTAGAGAGCCAGGGCTCCCAGCGTGGTGAGAATCATATAGATAGCATCGACCACCAGAACCCACTCACTCCCCTTCATTGTCGTATACAATTTCATGAGGTCCATGATATCGTTTTCGCCTTCGGGGATGAGAGGAACTAGGAACAGTCCAAACAGAATATCGTGAACCATCTGCACTGCCACAACGACAATGAGGAAGAAGAGGAGACTGTACGATCCTCCGATCGCATATGTTATCAGCTGGGCGAGAACGAAGCCAATCACCATAGACGATACGTCTAAGACATACGCAATCACTCCAAAGCGGTCATACCACATGTTGATAGGTCCATCTCGGTCCGCAGTGTACCTCCACACAAACAGTCCAGCAGTATCAACCACCGCCGCCGCCGCCAGAGATGCCAGGAGAAGCTTGCCGTCCCAAAATTTACGAAGATCCATTATTTAATACAGACAGTAGATGTTCGTGGTTCTCGTAGGCGGGTACCCTCATCAGCGTGCTGAATTCATGGAGATGGCTGGAGCAATAGACGATAATCGGATTGTGTGGGTGGATGACAAGAAATCTTTTTACTATATCGCCGACCTCTTCGTGTACTTTGGCGGTCCGTTCTCTGTCCCAGCTGGAAAACTCATGATCACCTGGAGCGGAGACCATTTGGAAACTCTCCACCGAGTCTACAAAACTCTCGGGGTATAATAACTGATGTTTAACATCCTCTGGGTTTTCGGGGGATTTCTCGTAGGCATGATTGTCACAACGATCTTCGTCCCGCCGCAGACAAAGCATAAACTCGTCCCAGATGTCCACAACCCCTCAATTGTGTTCCAGAACCCCGAGGTCGAGAACGGGTGTTTCCGAGCAACGGCCTACCCTGTCCAATGCACCAATAGTATTGATTTTCTGAACATGTAAACAATGAACGTCTCGTCAATTGTAAAGAAACCTGAGGCCAACTACTTTTTCTCGTTCGTCGTCGGACTTGGACTCGCTGTCCTCATGTTTCACCGCCCACAGTCGGAGATTGACGTATCGGCGATTCCGCCAGGCAAGATTCGAGAGATGGTCACAAGGGTAGACGGACAATGCTACCGTTTCCGAGTGGACGATGCGTCATGCCCGGCATCGAGAGTTTCGCTCTAATACATATACAAATGGACGCTACACCCCTAGACCAGCTGATGCCCCCAGGAGGATCGCAGCAGCCTGCTATGTCTCTCCCATCTGCCACCACGTACCCTCAGATGATCACGCCCGGAACGTCGGCGGCGATTTACACCCCTCCTCCCCCGACGCAGACTGCCCCGATGCACCCTGGAGCCGCCAAGAGCGTCCTGAAGTCCATCATGACCTACGTCTCGATCTTCGGTGCCATCTTCATCATCTCTCTGACTCCCGTGCAGTCCCTGTTCCTTCGCTACATCCCGAACGCTTACGGAGGTTCGGGTGTCGTCTCGCTGACAGGTGCGGCGTGCCTCGGCGGATTGGGAGTTGTCCTGGTGTACATCCTCCAGGTTCTCCTCCAGCCGCTCATCTAGTATAAATCAGACTGGTTTATGTCTTGAAAGAATAGTAAGTATAGATGCTCCAGGCGATCTTAGATAAGAATCGCCCGCGTTCTCGCGGACCCGTATACGATCCAATCGCAGCTGTGTTTGATCGCATTCTTCTCGGTCCTGGACTTCACCTCACTCCCATGTTCATTCACAGACACCGGGTGACACATATCGTCAACTGTGCGGAGAAATCGGCGTGCCCAGCGTGGGCATCTACGCATGCTGGTCCAAGTAGGTACATTTCCCTGGGAGCCCAAGATGCCATGGGCTTCCCGCTGATTCGGGACTACTACGAAGCGTTTGAGAAGGTGATGGATATGTTCCTGCGGGATCCAGGATGTCGGTGCGTCTACGTCCACTGCCAGGCAGGAATGAATAGGTCGGCCACCCTTCTGGCCGCATACCTCCACAAACGGTTCGGAATCCCGATGGAGAAGGTGGTAGAAGTCATGGCCAAGCAGCGTCCGTGCGTGATGACCAATCCGTCGTTCGTCGAACAACTGGAAGAATTTGGATCTCGCGGAAAGAATAAGTAATGTGGGCGTCCGTTCAGTCCGCAATCACAACTGCAAATGATGATCCCATGGGAGCAGGAAACGCGATTCTCGACCAGGCTCTGGGTCCGTCCTACGATTACCTCCAGACCGTGCAGTCTCCTGCTAAGTTAAATGTTGGCGACCAAGGAACGATGAGCCAGGTCGGAACGAACGCGAATGCGATCAAAACATACGTCGATAATCTCATTACAGGGCCCAAGGCTGGAAATCAGTTTTTCAAGGATACGGGTGGAATGTGCCGTACCCCTGGATCAAAGGACGATAAGGGAATCGATAAGGGTGATGGTCCGGTAGTTCCGCGGTTCACGTACACCAACAACCGTATGGGAATGGATGACGCAGCTGCTGTCCTGGGTCCCAGTTTTTCAAAGGCGGTGGCGGGAAGCGGGTTCGACGGAATTATTCCCGCGATGGGCGGTGACATTGCGGCCCTGAACCCACTTAAACTCATGAACGGTCTGGTACTGGACGGAGTACCGCCGTGTGTAGCGTATACTTGCCCCGTGACTGATATCCAAACTGGAGTATACCAGGGAACACAGACTCGATTTATATCCCCGTCTCTGGAGTTCAATATTACCCCGTGCCGGGCAGCTACCGCAGCAGAGACGTCATCCCTCCTAGCAATGATTGCGGCGGAAAAGAAGGCGGCAGAGAAGGCAGCCAAGGACGCAGCGGATAAGAAGGCGGCGGCAAATAAGCCGGGATCAGGGGCGAGTGCGAGCAAGGGTCCGGTCAAAGGAGTTCAGGCAGGTGAGAAGTATGCGAACTTCCAGGAAAATCTCTATCAGGCTCCTATGCCTGTTGACTACATTGACCCGGTCTCATATCTCACGCTCGGTGCGGCCGTGATGGTGTTTATCGGATACATATTGATGAAATAACTTACGAACGAATCCCGAGAGGACAATAAGACGGTATATGTCCTCGGATGTATTCAAGGTAAAAAAGACTCGAGATGGCGGAGGATCTAAAGGACGCGACCAGATTGGTACTCTAGACTCCCTGCACGAGAAGTATGTGGACGAGCTCCACACCGGTTCTTCGGATGAATCGGTGCGAGCCCTGGAGATCCGCCTTGCTGAACTTGAAAGGGAGTTGGAAGGAACGTTCAACCCTTTCGTATTCGATGATGTCATGCGTCAATCAAAATTACAGGCTGAACGCGATACGCTCGCGAAAAC